CACCGGCTATCCAGTTTGCTGGAATCAAGCTCTCTAACTTGAGGGCGCGAGCACGTTTCATAATGTGCTTCTTGGTTGCCTCTTTGTCTTTTGCTCGACCAAATGCTTGAATTGCATTACGCAAATCGCCTTCAGAGACAATTGGGTAAGACCCGTCTTCCATGGCCATGCCATCTTTTGCCAAGTCCATGCGCCTCTCTTCCGAGAACGCATTTTTCATCGCAATTTCTGCCGCTTCGGCTTCAATTCCTTCAATCTCGTCGGATTCATACTTGTCGTAGCCGAGGACTTCTCCATCCAATGCCACGAATACGTCATATGACTTGCCATCAAAGCCTTCTATTTCAACGGCATACGAATCAAAGCCCTCAAATATATCGGGCTCAATCGCTACTACTGTTCCATCAATTGATTTGACAGCAATTTCAGCAGCTTCCGTAAAGTCAATTAGTCTGAAACTACCGATGTCTGATTTCTTATCGAATTCCGTCATGTCAAGTTTGTGGAAACCAAGAATTTCCGCAGAGGTACCATCGACAAAAACTTCGTTTACGGAACCATCTTTTACCTGTACATCCACAACGAACATATCGGCATCTGGCGAATAACCAGAATCAACGACTACGCCATCAAACATTTTCTCAGCGAGACCTTCAACATGAAGAATCCCTGGCATGCCTTTTTCGGCAACGCAACCTCCTGGGCAGTCATCGCAAACTGGCGAAGAGCCACCATAGGCCTTGCGCTCAATAGCGCACACATAGCCTGTCGCACCAATATCAGCGACCTTCAGTCCCATGGACCCAATACGAGCGCGACGAATCTCTTCCCACTCAGTATGAAGCGGGGAGAAAGACTTGGCACCCATTTCTGCGTACTCTTCATCTTCCTCTTCTTCATCTTCGTCTTCTTCGAGCTCTTCGTCTTCTTCTTCGGCATCCATATCTGGCATGGCGCCTTCCATGCCCTTTCGGCGACCCTTGACGTGTCGACGACCATTCATCTTTACTTCTTCGTCCTCTTCGAGCTCTTCTTCGACTTCTTCTTCCTCGAGCTCCTCGTCGTCTTCTTCGCCATCCATGACTGGCATAGCGCCTTCCATGTTCTTTCGGCCGGCGCGACGCATTCGCATCATCTGCTTGTATTCTTCGTCTTCTTCGTCTTCTTCGTCTTCTTCCATGACGTCTTCTTCGTCATCCATTGCTGGGACGGCCATGCCCATGCCTTTTTTCTTCTTAGGCATTGCATGCATCATCTTTTCGTCTTCTTCGACTTCTTCTTCCTCGAGCTCCATGGGCGCGACCATGCCCTTCTTCTTCGGCATAACGGCGGCCATTTCTTCCTCCGTCATGTCTGGTTCGTCACCTTCGTCGGCCATCTCAAGAAGTGCATGTCCAGGCTTTTTATTATTGCCTTTTTTCTTGACGGAAGCAGAGGTGGGATTCAACAACTCTTCCTCATCCATCTCCTCGTCTGCTTCTGGTTCAGCAACAGCGGGCACCATCTTCATTTCTACGGGCATAGCTCCGCACTTGGCACATAGTTCTGCGCCCTTGACGAAGCCGCAATCTGCGACAGCGCCTTTTGCGCACTTAAGAACATTGCCGCCACCGTCAATGCTTAGCGTAACTTTTTCGTCGTATTTCATACAGCTCCCGTTAGTGCAGGGAAATGACCGGATAGACCATTAACCAATAATGTATTTAAATTATAACCTATCACGCTATACGTGAGTGAATTAGGAACACCCAATACTTCTCTTTGATTTTTTAGCATCTCTAACTTACTTTTCTCTTTTTGCCAGACAAGGTTTCACCAGACTCAATTCTTTCTGCGGCAGTTCTCAGTTGTTCGGCGCTAAATATGTCATCGATGGTGTGATTGGTTCCGAACACTTCATTAAATCTGTCAACTATTGATTGCAATTCTGAGTCAGAGAATCTTGCTTCGTTTCCTTTTTTCGGAGACCATGCCGAGCCTTTTGCCGTCGCAGCATCTCTTAACGCAACACCCATGTCAGTTCTTCCAGTTATCTTGTTTCGACTGGCTTGGCTATTGAGCTTGCTATCAGGAAAACTCTTGTCAATAAATTCGTTTAATGCTTCATACACGGCGTATTTTGATTTCTTCAGTTCGTTGTCAAATCTTTCGCCCGTGGACGCGTCTTTCCAGACTGAAGCGGCGTTAGGTATTAACCCAGTTCTAATCATGTGAGCGACCGTGGCCGTTGGTATTCCGTCTTTCTTCCATTCGTCCCATGCTCCGACGGCATCCATTCCGAAAGCAGCAGACATTCGTTCTTTAAGGGTCGTCTTCCATTCTTGTCTATCGATTCCTAGATATTTCAGAAGCTGCTCTAATTCAAAATCTTCTCTGCTTGTTTTGTCTCCACTAATTATCTCACCATCTGGTTCCGCACTAGGCAGAACGCCATCAATAAGCTCTCCGTAGAGGTCGTATTCTGCCTCTGAGTCGCCCTTGGTCGGGTCCTCTGGGTCAAAGCGACCAGTTGCGCGGAATTTAGACACTGCGCTAATTTCGCCAAGCTTGCTGTATTCGTCTGGCGTTATGGACTCGCCCTCTTCCGGGTCGAACCAATGAGGGAACGCGTCCTTGCCGAAGGTCTCGATTATGAACCTGTCACGCATGTTTGCGCGACCAACATTTTCCAAAGCAAGGTCTATCTTTGAGAATCCTTCAACATCACCACTGGGTGATGGCGGGATAATCTTTGCTACTTCTTCGGCGCTAACTGGGGAAAAGTATCGCCATGCGCTCAGCTCTGGTTGCTTGCCGAGTTCGGCAATAAGCAGTCTGACAGCATCATGGTTGATGCCGGCGTCCGGCGCTTCCAGGGCTGCCGTATCTGGACCATTCAAGCCAAGAAGTGTTGCAAGCTCTTTGCGTGTAACCGGGCGGGTCTGAGTCCACTGTAGCGAACTCTTCCCGTCCCTATTGGCGGAAACAAATTCGGTCGGAACTCTTAGAGTTTCAGCAAGTTTGTCCACGGACAGCATCCATGTCAGCGCCGAGGGAGCGTCATTCACGTTATTGTCGCCCACTCTGCCGACACGAACGAGGTTTTGGCGCTTCTTCATCTCTGCACCAACTGACTTTATTGTTGCAGCGTTTTTAGATTTGCGTGCTTCGGTTTCTGATGCATCGTCGTCCACATCTATTGCTATTCCGACGTCACGGAAACGCTTCCACACGTTCATTGAGAAATTCAACTTGGCTTGCTCTTTTGGCGACTTTAAGTCACCCCTAAAGCGAATGCCAGCAATTTCTTGTGCGCTTCCGCTGCCATCGTAAATTCTACTGCCGCCTGACGACCCTCTTCTATTGAGTCTGCCGTCGCGACGAGTTGGTGTATTTTTGGGGCCACTACCCGCTCCACTTGACAGGCCTGTCGATGGGTCTGGTTTTGCGCCGCCCCTTGCAGGGAGGTTGTCGAAATTGATATCTTCGACGCGCATGGCGTTTAGTTTTTGATAGAAGTCCGGCAGCGGTATTCCGCCCTCATCGCCAAATGCTCCTCTGTCGAGCCCTTCTGGGATGTGTCCATCTTTTACGGCTTGAGCCATCGCTTCGCGAACTGGCTTCGTTTTCTGGTCGTGCAAATAAAAGGCAAAGGTCTTTGCTCCTGGGTCTATCATTTTTTTAGCACGTGAAAGGCCTACATGTATGAGATTCGTTGCCTGCATCCATCCTATGGAAGCCTCACCCTTCGGTGTACTTTGAGGCAATAAGTCATCAGGGTCGTCAATGTCGTCCGCCATAACGAGATAGTCGAATTCCCGCCCCTTGCTCAGTGCCATCGTGGTTATTTGAACATCTCCGCCAACTTCCTTTGCTTCGTCACGAAGAGCCTGACCGAGAAGTTCCAATATGTCCGAACTTTCTTGTAGAGTTTCTCCTTCAATCACCCAACCGTCATACAGGCGACGCTTAGAACCTCCCTTCATGGCCCCCTCTGCCTCTTCTTTGGGCTTAACCTTGTCTTGAAGTCCATATCTTTGAATTATTTTCTCGAGATTCCTTCTGAATCTACCGTTACCAACCCTTTGATTGGGTGCCTTGTTTCTTGACTCAGAACCATCATCGTTGATTTTTGGCCGATTACTATCAACGCCATCTCCAGTAATGATTATTTTGCCGGTTGGCTTTCCTGGTTTCGTACTGCTACCACCATTAATTTCGAGCTGTGCATAAACAGCCGACCTTCCATCGGTGGCTCCAGTTGGTTGAGGAATTATAATTATTTTTTTACGCTGACTATCACTCGCCTGTTCTGCTTCTGCCGCTTTGGTGCCGCGAGATATTCCCATAACTACTGCCCTGACACCTTTTGATGGGTCTGAGTCATCGCCAGTAAAATTGTTTAGTTGTTGAGTTTTTCTTTCTGGCAATAGCACCGCAGGAACGGTGCGAATTTTTTGTTTGCCGTTTACTTCTTCAACAATATTTTCACCCCGAAGAAGGGTGAGCATTCCGCGAGTTCCAAGAGGCGCTTGTCCTGGTGGGGCTGTCGTTATGAGTCTGTATGCGGTGGTTAGCTGTTGGGACCTGGATTGTTTAAGTAATTGTTGAAGTCTTCCCTGTGTCCAGACTGGCCCAAGCCACTGGGATTCAGGGGGACGTCCCCCAAATATTTTTTCGTATGCCGCTTGCTGTTCTGGACTTTTCATGATGTAGTCAAGTTGAATAGTAAATGCCAACAAATCTTCATGTTTTTTGGCTGGAATAACTACTTCTGGTATTTTTGGGAATCCATTTTCGTCTTTTTCGGCGTTCGGCCTATTGATGACTAGGTCAATGAACTTGAGGGCCCAGTCTATAATTTCCGCATTAGTCCCTGTTAAAATGGCGTCTGGGAAGATGCCTTGATTGGCGAGTTCAACAAAGTCGACTATTTTTCCTTCTCTTTCATCGTAGAGCTCGTCGCGTAGTTGTTTTAGAATTGCATCCTGAGCAACTCTGGTCTTGTCAGATATCTCAATTTTTTTATCTGGTGTTGAAAATCTTTTTTCAATATCGTCGATAATCAGGGCGCGTGTTTTGTCGTTGATTTCTGGAACTTGATTTGCGCCTTTTCTGTCTTTTTTTGCAAGCACTGGGTCAAACAACATGTTTATGACCTCTTGTGCCTGACCCTTCACATGCTTCCAGTCCATTGACTGCGGAACTTCCTGTCCTCTCAGGTAGAGGTTCTGTCGACCAAGTGCCATGTTGGTTAAGTGAGCGACGACTGGTCCATACCTAAATGATTCGGTTATTGATAGCGAATATTCAGCATCAAGGGAATCAAGTATGTTCTTCGCATCGCGGAAAGCATAAACAGCCTGTCTATCATCACCCACTAAAATTATTGGAAGATTTTTTCTATTGTTTTCTAATACGGTTTCCAAAATTTCATTAGAGTCTTGAGACTCGTCTACCATGAACGCGCTGAGTGGATTCTCGACAGTGGCAACCCGCTTGGCAAGTCTTGCTTTTACTTTGCTACTTGAACCATCTCGCGAGGTTCCCGCCACAATCCATTCTTCACCGTTCTCGTCAACATACTTGTCTCCAACTTTGTATGTATTCGGTATCGGCACTTTGTTTCTTGTTTGATTTTCAGAATGCGTTATGAGGCCAGGGTCGGTTCTTAAGTCCGGATTCGAAAGTAGCCATAGTTTTTGAACAGAGTCCCTTCGCGGAATCATGTTGCTGTTGCCGTCCATCATTGCATCTATCGCTTGCTGGAGGGCCTCAACCCACAATTTGGGTACTTGGTCCTCTGTGAGGACCGTGTCCACGACATGAATGTCTTTTCCCTGGCCTTTAGGGGTGGTGCGGCCCTCTGCACGATATGCCGACGGCGTAAACATCCATGCTGCTGCTTTTTCTTCTTTTGATATTTCCCATCTTCCGAGAGCGTTACTGAGAATATCGGCCATTTCTTCAGTGGTTACTTGTGTTGTTCCTCTTCCATCAGGGAGAATAAATATTGACTCGTCGTATTGTTCACGAACTTCTTTGCCGTTGGCGTCACGGACTGTTCTGCCCTTGGAGTCCTTCTGTACTCGGTCTCTTCTTCTGGTTTGCTGGTCGGGCCATTTGTCTATCCCAAGGAATTTAATCCAGTCCACGGCATCATCAAGTCTCTGCCAACCAAGGGTCCTGTAACCAGGCTCCTCTCCTACAAATGTTTCAATCGTGCCATCAAAATGTTCGCGAACAAAATCGGAACCAATTCTCCTTGGTTCATCTGGAGTTTTTTCTTTACTTATAAATTTTGGATTATCTTTACCGCTTCCGGCGGCTGAGTTATCTGCTTTAAGTTTCTGGACTGCCATTTTTCTACGGAACGCAGGACCAAATCTTTTGTCGCCACCACCTAGCATTAGAGACCAAAGAAAAAGCTTGTCGGTCGTGGCTATACCCGTATTTTTAGGGAATTCTTTCTCGGCTTCATGCTGGTTTTTTGTGTTAAAAACCGTGTAATACATATTGCCCATGGGGTTGTCTTTTGCAAGTTTTGCTACTGCTAACGCAATTTCTTCTGAAGACATCTTGCTAAAATCAATCTTATATCTATCTGCTAAATACTTGAGTTGTTCTTTGCGACGCTCGTCGCCTTCTGGCCATAGGTTGAATTCACGAGCCAACGCCCATGCAATACTCTTCAGGGTTGTAGTTTTTCCTGTTCCTGCACCAGCAAGAATAGACATGATTTGTGGGTTTTTCTCACGAACAAGACGCATAACAACATCCATAATGTCTCGCTGCTCGTTTGTTGGCTCATTACTTAAGCCGAACGCAAACTTCATGGAAATATCTTCATCGGTGCGCTCTACGTCGGGAGCGCCCTTCCTGCTCTTGATTGGGCCAGCCTTTTTGCCGCTTGCCAAAGCTCCAGATGGCGTAATTACTACGCCGTCTTTGTTCCTGCGTATAGCATTTGGATGAATCTGGAAGGAGCGCATTTCGCGCTCTTCGATACTTAGATTTCGAGCATCCGGAACAAGTTCGTCGTACTGCTCCATGTCAAGCAGGTCTTCCATTGGTCCCGTGATTGTTGTTGGTGACTTTATTTTTTCTCCACCCGGATATCCAGCAATCATTGGTATTTCAAACCAGCCCGAGTCCTTGCCCTTGCGTTCGCCGTCAGGGATACCTGCGAGCTTGCGCATTGTGGCAGAGCGGTCCATTATGTAGTCATTTGCTTTCTGCGCCTGCAGAATGGCCCGGTGAATTGCTAGCGGGTCTTTTTGTAGTTTCTTTATCCAGCTACTTAGGTAAAGCAAATGGTTTTCTTGTATCGTTGGTTCAAGGCCCATTGCGCCCATTGCAAACGCGGAGCCTATTTCTGCAATAAGTTCTTCAAAGGCGTAATCTTCGTCTCCAAACGTTTTCCCCAATTTTCTGTCGAGTCGACTCGGATGCGATGTCCAGTGGATTGTCTCATGCATTGCAGTTCCATAAAAAGCCAAAGCATCCTTGAACTGTTCAAATGCAGGCATATGAATTTTGTCGGTGGCGGGGCGATAAAAAGCCTGCGAGCCTAGAGATTCGACAAAAGAAGGACCTATTTCCTTAATGACATTTTCTATATCCTGCAACCGTTGCTCTTGGTTTATTTCTACATCACCAAGCTCGTAGAAACTTTCTGGGAGTCCTGCAATTTCATCGACGTTGTATACCGTTTGAACAGAATAGTAGCGACCCATTTCAACTTGCTTGCCAGTTGAATCAGTAAAGCTTCGTCCTTCACGAGGAACGAGAACCTGCACTCCCCTGTTTCTGCCTCCCGGTTTTACTTTGCCGCCTAACTTTTTCCACTGTCCCTCTCCGGCCCATCGATTCATTTTGTAGCCGCGAGCTGAGCCCGTAAGGGACAAAATCATCTGATTCATGCCTTGGTAGATGCGGTCACTAGTTGGATTCCGCGCATAATTCTCGGCATTACGCCATGGCAATTCCCATCTTTTTGATGCGTCTGGATTGTTGGCGAGTTCCTGCAAAATAGCGACAATATCTTTTGCCATTTCCTTGTATAACTCTTCAAGCTGGCTGGAGCCTTCGGGAAGCTCTGCCTTGTCTGCCAACTTTCCTGATGAAAGCGAGGACAGGGGGCCGTCATATTTGCGGCGCTCGTCTTGCGTCCGCTTCGCCTCGGGCTTATTTAGATACTTGCCGTAGCCGCTTGAAAGACCCTGACTGGTCTTTTCTACCTGCTTCTTTACGGGCTTTTTCTTTGGCTTTTCAGTATCAGCCATTTCGCCTTCGGCCATCTTCTCGACACGTTCCATGTATTTGTCGATTTCCGCAATGGCCTTCTTTAACTTCTTTATTTGGTCAGAATCTGATGCTCCATCCAAAACGCCTTGAAGCTCGTCACGCTGCGACTCTGCTGCGCCATATTTTTCTGCCGAATCAACATCCGGGTCGTCTATTCGCGGAAGATTTACAAGCTCGCTTCCAGAGGAAAGTTTCTGGCGCTCTTTAGGTTTTGTTATTTTCTCTACTTGAATTTCCGCTCGAGAAATTGCTGCAGCATTCGGCTTCGCAACCTGCCTGGGGGATGGCTTGGGGTTACGAATAGAGCCAGGACCATCTGGTGTTGGGTCATTTACGGCAAGCGGAACTCCACGCAGGAACAGTCCCTCTCCTACGATGCCGTTAAGGTTGGAGTCGCGTGCAGTGAATGGGTCAAAGTCTTCCGCACCCACAGATGTGAAGAAACGACCGCGAGAACGACCTCCGCCGATGTTTGGGCGGTCAATTAATCGACTGCTGATAGCTCTGCCGAGGCGATACCCGGCTGCTTTCCACTCTAGGTTGTTTTCACTTAAGGATTTTTTTTTTAAATTTGCGACAGCGTTGTCGACTGCCTCAATCAATTCGTAAGTAACGCCAGAAGTCATGAAGATACCGCTTGTGTCGACGTAAGAATCAACACCATGGTAATCAAAGATTGGGTCAAGAACTTGTTTTACTTGGAACGCGAACTGAGGTACAACTGGAAGTAAGTATGGCTTGTCTTCAAAATCTTCACTCTTGGAACCAAATTCACTCAAGAACTTAAAGCTCCGACGCTTCTTTCTCCGCTTGCCGACCACTCCACGAAGTCCTGCAACTGCTAATTCCCCGGGGTATTTCACCTCGAGGTCAGCGACGTAATCTTCTTCGGCGAATTCCTCGTCGAGTTCATATGCTTTTGAGCCGGCTCCCTTGACAACGCCCTTTGGGATGACGGCAAAACGACACTTACCTTCAGGTTCTACTTCCATGTCGATTATCTTGCAGGCGCTTCCACCCTGATAAAAGACGCAGTTGGAGCACTTGACGCCGATTCCGGCAACTTCATTTTGTGCAGCAGGGGTATACGCTGCCCATACTCCCTCGGAATCTTCGTTAAACTTTCCGTGACGCTTTACGATTTTTAAAAGAGCATCTCTTAAGTCAGCTTCTTCTTGGTCAAGATTACTTGGGTCAAATCGACTTCCATTATCGTTTTCGTATTGCACTGGTGGCAAAGGAACTATCTGGTTGCCGTTTTCGCCTGGCTTAATAGCAACTGGGATTGATGGCATTTGAGAAGGCCGAACAATTCTTTGTGGCTCATTTGGGGGCATACCTGGCATCGCCATTGGCATTGCGCTTACAGGAGCAATGGGCTTACGCACGGGCATTACAACAATGGGGCGCGGCGCACCGAACATATAATGTCCGCGATTATTGCTGAATCCACACTTGTAGCGGCCAACTTCTCCGTTGTCCATTCTTCGCGCAAACGTAATCTCTTCGTCGTTAACTTCCATTAAAGATACTTTTGCGCCCAAAATTGCAGCAAGCTGCTTTTCTATCTCTGCCTTGTCAATTGGGTTTTCTTCGTTCATCATGGACATCAAGATTCCACCGGACAACTCTTCGGACTTAACGGAAATAGTCCCAGTTAGCTGGTTTGCGCCATGCAGAACCGGAGATACCTCATATAACTCAAGTTCATAAATGATATTTGCTTGGGATTTCTGGTCAAACTGAGCTCGAAGTGTCTTGTAACCAATCGACCACTCCTGCTCTTCGCCAAAGAAGGCGACCATGGCGAATGCTTCGCGACCTTTTTCTGAATTGAGATTGAACTGAACTCGAGCGAACAGGCCACCAATTCCGGCCATCTTCATTTTCATAGGAAGGCGATTATCCGTGTTCGGAACTTCGTAAATCTCTAGAACCTTGCCAATGGGGTCATTCCAACTGTGTCCCCAGACAACGCGCGGCTTACGGCGTTGGAGGCTCTTCGTGAATGCTCCAGTGGCAACGATGTCGCCCACAGAGTCCTTGTTGCCGATGCCAGCCACGAAGCATTCGACAATTCCCTGCGCTTCATCCAAATTGATGGAGTCGGAGTGCCCGAGCGTAGACGACTTATATTCAAACAATTCTGATGGCATTCGATAGACCCTTCACGTCGTGTCTATTGAAAATAATAAGCGATTTAGAAGTCTGTCCGGTGCAACTATCACCAAAGTTATTTGTTTAAAGAAAATATTATTTATTTTACTGAAATAGTAATTTCTTTAAACTGTCTGGCCGAAACTCCATGCCGACCTTGTCTCGCGCTCTGCCAGTAATTCTTGTTGGTGCGCAAAAAAATCCGTGAACATTTCTACGAGACCATCGCGAAAGAAACTAAACCGTTTTTCTTCATCCGCATACACGAAAGATTTGAGCATTAAAGAGTTAATTTCATTGAAATGAGACTCGTTAATTTTCTTAATTCTCAATGTATGTGCATCAACCATTGCTCGAACATCTTTTGCTGGCAAGGCTTTGATTTTGAGACCGTTTGTGGATGCGTCATTAACTCTCGATTCAAAAGAATCATTAATAATTGATGACACAACAGGACGAATATCCTCATCGAACTGCTTGTTCCACGTATCTATTGACAATACGGATTCAATATCAAGCGTGCCGTGCATTAGGGCTTTCCTTGATTTTGTCCCGCTTGCCTTTTCAAGAACTACTCGTTGCTGGCGCTCAATAACTCTCTCCATGCCACGAGCTAGAATGTTCGTCCATCGCTCTATCGCCTGTTCATTGCGGTCAATTGCGTCTTTGGTCTCTTGTTTTTCTTCCGTGGACTTTACCTGTATCTCGTTATCCGGCGACGATGCCACGGACATAGGTCCTGGGGGCATTGGAGCCTGTACGCCGCCTCCAAAGGCCTCTGGTGGGGTTGTTGTTTGCGCAAGCTGGCCACTGGCTGCGGACTCCGCAAGTGCCCCAGCCATCGTATTGACGTCCAGCGGTACAGGTTCGCCGCCCGGCGGAACTGGTCCTGGGGGCATTCCTGGCACACCTGGAGGCATTCCCGGCATTCCCGGCGGCATTCCTGGCATTCCCGGAGGCATTCCTGGCATACCTGGGACTTCAGTCTGGCCTTCTTCCATTTTCTTCTTGGTGTTAGCAATCGGAATGAGATTGGGGTTCTGGAGCAAGGAGTCTGCGAGGTCTGCCTCAACTTCTTTACGAGAAGAACCGATTCTATACTCGTTTGCACTAATTAAGCCAGTCTGGAACTCCTGCAACAGGTACCTGTCTCTTTCCTGCTTGTAGAGCATAAGAATTGGGACTTCTGACGTGTCAAAATCTAGATAATACTTGTCATCGAGTTCATCAAGAGCTCTGGCGATTGGCTCAAGATGGGGGAGCATTGTTTCCATCCAAAAAACACGGATTTCTTCTCCGGCATTACTGAATGTTCTTCCAGAAGCGTTTCCTATGACGGATTCAGGAACACCAAATGCTGACAGAATTTCTTCTTTTGTTATTTGACGCATCTGAACATATGCCGCATCGCGCGGATTGGCCGAAGTATCGACGAAATCAACACCGTCATCGGCAGCAATAACTGTTGTATGACCAGCCCTTGCCAGATTGCCGCGGAACCTATTTCTAAGCTCCTCCTTATCGTCTTCTTCCATCTCTCCACGAACAACCAAAATGCCGCCAGGACGACCATCATTAAGCAGGTAGTTGCGGTTGTAGATTTTGGCTAGGTTTTCTATCTCAATGGCAACCCCAGCCGCTTCCAGTGGCGTAAGGGACAGATAAGGGTCGAGAGGGTGCGGTCTCCTTATCCAGCAAACATCTTCTGGCTTTAAGAACTGCTTTTCTCCGTAGGGCATTTGTACTTCGTACCCTGATACGAACTTTTTGGGGTCCGGTATTGGTGCCGTTGATTGAGGTGGAAGAAGGTTGAGGGCAATAATTCCCCCATCCCGTCCTCTAATTTTCTCTACGAATGCCCCTCGAGTACCGAGCATCAGCTGAGCCGACAATCTGTATCGGAAAATAAAAGAGTTTTCTCCTACATTCGCCTTATTATTCAAGAGCTCTAAGAGGGTAGACCTGTTGGCCTCGCGGCCGCGAACTATTTCCCCCTGATTAGAGTTGTCTTTCCTAAGAATAATTGGAAGGCGAGCCTGATTTCCAGCAATCGCATCAATACATCTATTGACCCAAGTAATCTTGGACATTCCCTCGCGATAGGCGCGTTCAATGTCCCATCCATCCTTATACGCTTTCCCTGCTAGGGACGGGTTTATGGATACCGGAGCTCCATAGCCCAGGTCCTTGCGGGACGGGGGGATTATATTTTTATTTTGAGACGGGTTCCAACGCATGCGCTACCTACCCGAGGCCCAATAACAAAGCGAAAAGTCCGCAACAAACACCAGCAACCACCCAACCGGCAGGCATGAATATCATACCTGTACCAATACTACAGAACATTATAAAGCAAACCATTAACAAATTTGCGAAAGTTCCTCTGTTCGCCTTGGCTGCTAGTGAAGATTTTGTTTTTTTGAGGAATAAAACTGGAGATAATAATACCACCCTAAGTCTTCCGGGTGATTTTTTGCGTTGTTTTTTTATGTTCTCTGATGCTGGTGGCATGTAAGATACAGTAGCGCAGAAGTTGGCCCTCGGGCACCATGGGCGCTATTTGATTGGTTACGTTAACTTATGGCATCAAAATCTAACTGGGAAGAAGTTCTAGAGTATCTGAGCCCCAAGCTGCCTCCTTTTTGCCCAGAAGAGCCATCTTTGAATCAAAAAGTTTTTTTGAGGACAAACTGCCTTGAAGGTCTCTTTGGTGGGGCGGCTGGTGGAGGCAAGTCCTCAGCCCTTTTGATGGCCGCCCTACAGTATGTGGATGTCCCTGGCTATTCAGCAATCCTCTTCCGTAGAACATTTGCCGACCTCTCTCTGCCAGGTGCCTTGATGGACCGCTTTAAATCGTGGATGAGTAACTATGACGATGTTCACTGGAATAACAATAGTTTCGTGGCCACCTTCCCATCTGGGGCTCGCATTTCATTCGGCTACCTAAATAACGTTAACGACTATCTGAGATACAAAGGTTCTGAGTTTCAGTTCATAGGGATGGACGAAGTTACAGAAATCCGAGAATCCGACTATAGATACCTTTTCTCTCGTCTGCGTCGTCCCGCAAGTGGTCCTTTGGCGCAGATTCCGCTTCGGATGAGGGCGGCATCCAACCCTGCTCCGAATTGGGTTCGTCAGCGGTTCATCGTAGAGGGCAGAGAGACTGGACGGGTCTTTGTTCCATCCACGCTTAAAGACAACCCAGGAATTGATGCAGATTCATATAGGCAGGCCCTGTCTGCCCTAGACCCCGTTGAACGGCGACGTCTAGAAGAAGGCGACTGGTGGTCGACGACCCTCGGTAGCCTTTTTGACCGCGAATCTTTCATAATTATTGACCCCAGCGAAATCCCCGTCATAACCAATTCTGCCAGAGTCGTTAGATTCTGGGACCTTGCAGCATCCGAGCCCACCGCGTCATACCCTGACCCTGACTGGACAGTCGGAACCCTCATGATGTTCGACGGTGGCGTTTCGTACATTCTTGACATCAAAAAAGCACGAGTAAGGGGCGAGAAAGTAGAACAACTAATTGCCCAGACGGCGGCAGAGGACGGATACGGAGTGGCCGTCAGGATGGAGCAGGAGCCTGGTTCATCTGGCAAGGCGCTAGTTGACCAGTACGCCAGATATGTGGTTCCTGGGTACGATTTTGGAGCTATGAGGCCAACCGGAGACAAGGTCACGAGAGCGCGTCCATTCGCTGCATCTGCTGCAAACGGGAATGTTCGCCTAGTTAGGGCTCCATGGCTCACAGATTTCCTTGATGAATTTTCATCTTTCCCCGAGTCCGCTAATCACGACGACCAAGTAGACTCCGCTGTTGGGGCTTTTACTTTTCTTACCGGCTTGGGGTTGCCTAGACGCAGGAAAGCTTCTATACTCCTCTAAACTAGCAAGCAATTAGACACATACTAAAGGGACCAATATGAGCTTAGAAAAAATCCAGGAACTCCGTTCGGCTATTTTAGAGCTTGACGGACATGTTTCGTCATTCCTTGCAGGGGACCCAACAGCAGAAGAAGCTGGAGAAGTTCTTGCAGAGTTAAACTTCCTCAAACGAGACATGTCTGTTGTCTACGAACAATTTGCAAATCTTTTTGCTGACATTATGGGCGCTTCTGACACGCTCCTCCTTCCAGATGGCACAACCATTGAAAAGAAATCTTCCTATGACCGAAAGGGCTGGAAGCACCTAGACCTGGGTTCTGCCGTTGCGGACCGTATCGTAAAAATGTCGGTTGATATGGATACTGGCGAAGTTACAAAATCTCCAAAACAAATAGCAGAAGAAATGCTTACATACTGCGCCCCTTCGTATTGGCGAATTAAAGAACTGAACAAAATTGGGATTAACGCCGATAGCTTTAGCGAAGTCGGCGAGCTCAAAACCAGCATTATTGTCCGTAAACCGAAAAACTGAATAGAGGAAAAATGACACAGAACAGCAACGATATCGCCCGTCTCTTGGCGGAGCCGTTTCCAGAAGAAATGGAACGAACACTCATAAAAAGTGGTGTTGAGTTAATTTATCTGCCAATTAGTGAAGTTATAAATCGCCTAAATAAGGTGCTGGGAATGAGCAACTGGTCATTCGAAATCATTTCTGTTGCTCGTGATTTAATCGATACCGACGAAATAATTGCGCACGTTTCCCTTACGGCAACGATTGATGGATGCACGATAACTAAGCACGGCTTCGGTGGACAGTCAGTAAAGCGTCAGAGAAAAGACAATAAGCCTGTTGACCTTGGCAACGATTTCAAGGGAGCAGTCTCGGATGCCCTTAAAAAAGCAGCACAGCTACTTGGTGTCGGACTTTATCTAGCACGCTCTTCCGATGCCATGGATGCCGAAGACGCAATTGGCGCATCCATGCCTCACGTTGAGCCGAGCCCCAATATTGAACCATCTTCTGAATTGGACGAAGAATGGAACAACTTTGTAGGCGTCACAAAGACTCTTGACAAAGAGCAAAAAGAGTCCCTAAATGACTTTTGGGCGAAATACTCTTCTGGAAAGCCAAAGCCGACCCGCACTACAGTGACAGAAGAAGAAATTAAGGCTCTCATAGTAGAAGCAATGCGTTTATCTTTCGGAGCGACAATTATTGAGTCACCAAATGACAAGTGAACAGTCGGTTGTCATGAAAGCCCCAAACATGCTTTCACCGTCTTCAATTGGAACATTCCGTCAGTGTCCATTAAAGTTTAAGTTCACTAAAATTGATGGCTTGCAAGATTCTCCCACTGAATCCACAATGCTTGGAAATTTCGTGCATGAGATTCTCGAAACAATGTACGCCCTTCCTCCTGAGCAAAGAACTCAAGACACTGCGAGATTGATTGCTCGCGACCTGTGGGAGTCAAAATGGGAAGAAATGGTAAAAACCATTATTCGTTCAGAAAAAGAAATCAAACTTTTTAGGTGGACCGCTTGGTGGTGTGTTGAAAATGTTTGGGCCCTAGAGCAACCTATGGAGGTTCAGCCATGGGCGATTGAAGAGCATGTAGAGGGGGAAATCTCTGGAGTGAAGCTCCACGGATACATAGACCGCCTTCATGTGGATGGAGATACGGCCAAGGTTTGTGATTACAAAACCGGGAAAACTCCCAAAAAACAGTATGTTGATGATAAGTATTTCCAATTAATAATTTACACTCAACTTCTAGGAAGTGCCGGAATAGAGGCAAAAAACTTTGAGATTGAATTGCTTTATCTAAAAGACGGCGTCAGATTTGAAAAACGAGTAACCGAAGAAGACATTGCAAATGTTGCTTCTGTCATTGCTGAGGTTAAAGCCGGCATCGACCTGAGAATTGCTCAGGGTCATTTTGAGCCAAACAAGTCAATTCTTTGCAATTGGTGCGGCTTCAAGTCAATTTGCCCAGCCTGGAAATAAGTTGCAGGCCCTAATGGAGACATCACAGATTAATAAAACAATGAATACAAAATGGAACGACGACGCCTTTGCAAGAATGGTTGCCGAAGAAGTAAAAAACAAAACTTCACTTCAAGAACGCGAAGAACTTCAAAATCCAGAACATTGGGATAGATGGAAGCGTGCTCTTATAGCTCTTTCGGACAACCTACAAAGACAAATTGACTCAATAGAGGCAGATAGTGAATCAGACCAGCAGCGTTATTCTTCTCTTGGTGCCAAAGGTGGGAAACTAACGACGGAAGCACTTCGTTACTATGGTGAAAAAGCAACCCGAATCAAGAGATTCAAATATCACGTAGACCGCCGTCTTGACGACGTCTGCCTAATGATTGACACAGGGGAAACCAGTAATAACGACGGGTGGAAGGAAGTTGACTTTTACCGCAGGGCAATCATTGCGCACAAAAACTTATTAGAAGAGTTTGACCTTGAAGATACGGCCATCGACCGTTCGCTATGGGATTGCCTTGATGGTAAATGGACTTTCGGGGACATTAATAATGACAATTTATGATGTAATATTCATACTTAATGAAGCCCAATAAGCCAATTAAACGAACGCCGCTCAAACGCAGTACAAAGAAAATAGCCAAACGTAGCCAAAAAACTGAAGAAATATACGTTGAGCGCCGCAAGATTGTTGCTCGAATGCTGTCTGATTTCCCACTTTGTTTTGCCTGCCCAGTTTTTGCCAAGAATGATGGATTGCATGTTTTTATTCATCGCAATAGTGTCGATGTGCATGAGCTCGTTCGTCGCTCGCAGGGTGGCTCAATACTTGAAGAAGAAAATCTCGTTACCGTGTGCAGAAAGTGTCACTCAAGAATCGGCAACGAACCGGCCCTTGCTTTTTCGCTTGGGTTGGCCAAACACTCATGGGAGTGAGTGTATTATTTAGTTATCTTCAGAAATCGCTACCTGAGGACCCAAATAGGTGCACGGGCGGGTAGTTGTTCAATGGTGAGCCACTGCCCGCCTTTGTATTTGCTATAGTCCCTAATTGTGCGTTTGCTTGGGCTTGACCTTTCTCTTACATCTACCGGTTACTGTGTAGAAGGAGAAACTGGAATAATCGCCCTGAAGCTAAAAGGGGCTGAAAGACTGTCTAAGGTTTCTGACGAGATTATTAAAATAATTACCACCCACTCGATAGAAGCAGTCATAATTGAGGGCTATTCTTTTGCCTCGCGCAACAGCCAGGCACACAGTATTGGTGAAATGGGGGGCGTTGTGAGAATGAAGTTGTGGGAGATGGGAACCCCCTATGTAGAGGTCCCACCTACCTGTAGGGCGAAGTTTGCCACCGGTAAGGGCAATGCCGGGAAGACTGAGGTTATTTCGGCTATTTCTGCCAAGACCGGACTCACTTTTTTGGGTGCTGGAGCAGATGACGAATGCGATGCATGGATACTCCGGCAGATGGGCCTTGCTTATATCGGAGAATCAAAGGAATCTTGGACTAAAGAGCAATTAGAGGCTTTAATAAAAGTAGACTGGTCCCCTATCGAGGGAATGAGAGAGGTTTCTTAGTATGAGAACAACGCCAATTAGCCAAATTGATATTGAGCAGGAGTTGCTCCGGTTGATGGATATGCTTGAAGAAGAGACAGAGCAATTTGAATCTCTATCTATGGATATGGCAAAAAAAGAAGCTCTCTATAAAGCCAATTGGGCTCGCGAATATCTGTCTGCCAAGGGGTCTATAAAAGAGAGAGAAGCGTGGGCGGATTACAAGCTTGACCAGGAGTACTTTGAATACAAGTGTGCCGAAGCTCTTGTTAAATCTAAAAGAGAAAAGCTTCTTTCCGTTCGCTCATCCATGGATGCAATACGAACACTAAACGCCAACGTTAGAAATCAGGTATAGAACTATGACTCATGGAATTCACGAATCACTCATTCAAATGGCCGTAGACATCGAGACGCTGCTGCCATTAGAATCAAACCCCAGACGCGGTGACGTAGGAGCAATTATGGCTTCGTATCGCGAATTTGGACAAATCAAACCAATAGTTGTTCGACCCAACGATGATGGAACGGCGACAGTTATCGCTGGAAATCACCAGCTAGAGGCAGCAAAAAGGTTGGGCTGGGACAAAATAGCAGCCGTCAGCTTTGCGGTTGATGGCGAGCGAGCTATTGCCTTTGCACTTGCAGACAACAGAACGATGGAGCTTGGATATACCGAGCCAGAGTTATTGAATGAAGTAATACTTGAACTGGCAGATATCTACCCGGAGCTCATCAACGGACTCGGATGGGATGAATTTTACACTGCCGAAATAGAACAAAAACTCATTCGTGAGGACAATAGAGTAATAGAGCCTGGGGCTGGATTTATTCCACCGACTATCACTGGGTCTTCAGACAACGGATTTACTGTTGTTGCAAAATTTGACAGTTATGACGACTATGACAATTATGGAGAGAACAAAACAAGCACAAACGCATCACCTACTGCGCCAGAACTAGACCGTAATATGGTGAACGTTACCCATACGGAAGATGGCAAGCAACACATTGAAATACGTTCAGGCTTCGACCAAAATGATGCCGTCAAACGTGGCTCGACGACCGTCTCTCCGGGTTCGGCCCCACGAGCCGTCGTTCAGTGCACAATTGTATTTGACGACACGACACAGCAGGCTAGATGGTATGAATTTTTGAAGTGGATAAAATCCGACCCCGCAGTAGTCGGAGCAACTACCGCTGAGAAGCTGATAGATTTTATTAATCAACACATAGAGGTTTAATATGGACCAACAAGAACAGGTATACAGACATCTACTACAAGTGGCTAGGGTCTCCAAGAATGACTGTCCGAAGATATTGGACATCATGGACAAGCACATAGCGGACTCCGCATATTGGAAGGCTGTTGCCGAGAGAGCTCTAAATGAGAATAACGAACTCAGGACAGAAATACTCCGCCTCAACAAAATGCACAAAAACTAATGACTCGTCAACGCCTGTTCTTGGATATGAGCTGCGTTGACGCTGCTCGTCAAAGAATACGTCACGTATACGACACCTTTGACACGGTGTGTGTTCAATTTTCTGGCGGCAAAGACTCAACCGCCGTTCTTCTCCTTGCCAAGGAGGTCCACGAAGAGCGTGGCCTAGGCCCTGTTAAGGTGATTTTCCGCGACGAAGAAATGGTGAGCCCTGTCGTCATGGACTACGTAGAGAGGGTCCGCAACTACGATTGGGTTGACATGGAGTGGTACTGCTTGCCATATCCAGCAGAAATTTGGGTTCTTGGTTACAGGATAACGACCCTCCTGTGGAGTCAAGAAAGATTTGAACAAGGCAGGTGGGTGCGACCGATGCCCCCATGGGCAATCAGCGGCAAGAATTTTGGACTAAGTCACAGCGTTTCATTGCCTGAACAGACCGATTACTACACAATGCAGGGCAAAAAAGGAAATGTTGCCTTTCTGACTGGAGTCAGAGCAAGCGAGTCGATGGTTAGATACAGGTCGATTGTTCAGAAACTTCACGAGAATTACATAAATACGCCGTACAAGTTAAAAAAGGGAATACCACTCAAGTTCGCCAAAGTCATATATGACTGGAATACGGATGATGTTTTTAAATTCATCATCGAGGAACACGACGCAGAATACTGCAAGTACTATGACCTCGCAACAATCACCGGAAGCAACACGCGAGTTGGAATCCCCTTGCATGCGACTGCAATAAGGCGGATTGGAGACGTTATTGCTACGGAACCAGAATTCTACGACAGGCTTTACGAGTGCTTCCCATACATAGACGCACAACGCAGACTTTGGCCAGAGTTTGACTCGGAGAAGCTGATTGATATCTACTCTCAGTTTGGATTTGATGGTGCATCAAGTTTCATCGAACAATACTTGGTGGGCGAACGACGTCAAACGGAAGCCCGTGCTTATGTTTCTAAGTTTAGAAAAAAGCACCTATCAGACCCACACGGGTACCCAGTTAGCTGGCTTATAAGAAATTTGATGCTGAACGACATTGACGTTAACTCTCCAACACCAGTTGGACCCAAGACAAAGGCGCACACTGTCAGGGCAGTAGAACTAGAGAGAGCAGACATATATGAATATTAATATTGAATACGTAGAGCCATCGCGCTTATCTACTCCTGAGTGGCGAGCTACGTACACCCTGCGTCCGGAGATGTTAATAATTTCAGCATCGCTATCTGAGCTTGGATTCATTCAACCGATACATGCTCGCTTATCTACCGGGGAGATAATTGATGGTTCCGAGCGTTTTATTTTGGCAACCAGTATTCCGCAGATTTTAAAAAAGACCGAGGGGAAAATTCCAGTAGTTTTTCATGACGTCGACCAGGTTGACGCGATGATGATGCACCTTCGCCTAAATCGAGGGCATTCACACGTGATTGCGGAGAAAGCTTCTAAAATCATCAGGTCCGTCAGGCGTTCCGGAAAGTACGGCGCATCCGATTTCCAGGACATTCTCTGCATGCGAGCAGAAGAACTTGCATTAATGCTTGACGGAAATCTGTTCAAAGTCAGAAAAATAAAAGAACACAATTACGCTAGAGCATGGGTTCCGATAGAGGCTCCTCCGAATTCTGTGCCCCCAGAAGTGCTTTCAATAGAAAGACCACCCAATTCCGACAGATAGATAAAAGTATTTTCTGGTATATTTGAACAAAGACTATAGGAGCTTTTATGCCAGGAGTACGCTACGGCCCAGACATTAGTGATGACGCCGCACATATTACCGATTTTGTCAAGGAAACGCAAGCAAAGCTGCGCAAGGGAGTGAAGGTAGACACCCGGGACCGCAAAAAACTTGATAAATATAAACAGATTGCAGAAGACATTTTTGGTGTAAAGCCCGAAAACTTCGATAAAGGCAAGCTTGGCGATTTGGCAGAAATGGCCAGATACGGTGGTTCCAAGTCACGAAGCAAGGCTGCAAAAAGTTGGAGAACTGGCGGAACCATGAAAAAGTCCGTCAGTAAAGAGTTTGCAGACCGTGGCGACACTAGTGGTCGCAAGCCTGGTGGCGTAGGCGCCCCAGCCGATTCATGGTACGCGGGTCGCACCAGGTCAAAGAGATTCCGGGAACTTGAAGGCCGAGCTCAAAGAAGAATGAATAAAAATGGAGCAAAGTTTGGCAGAGACCCCATTGCAAAGGGGACCACAAAGCCAGGCAACTTCTTATCTCAGGTTGATAAATTGAACATAGCAAGAACGCGTGAAGGCAGCAGCGATATTCTCAACAGACCAAGAGGAGGGAAGGCCGCTGCAGGTCGCATTAAGCGTGTAGGTGGACCAATTCGTCCACCTAAGGCTAAATCAAACCAAAAGGCGGCGCAACGGGCAAAAACTCCAGCGGAACGAGCAGCCGCGGGCAGGCGTGAAGCTGACAAACTTGCAAAAGGCGGAAGCAAAAAAGGCAAGAAGAAATAAACTTCTTCGCGCCGATTTAGTTCCTCATTAAATAGTCATCATGTCTTTCGAAGCCACTATCTGGCTCAAAGTCTTCCAGGATGTCATCCCAGTGAATGTCTTCTTCTGTGGCAATATCTTCCTTAATGAGGAACTCTTTGACGGACGGTCTCGGTTCTAGCGTTGCTACGTACTTTCCCGTTTCGTCTTTACCAATAATCTTCATACCTGTAGCGGCCATCATGGAGCAAGTGATGGACCATAGAAAATCCGTGTAATCACTCATTGCATCCTCATTGACTTCGCCTTCTTCGTCAAAGATGTTTTCTTCTCTTTCGTTTACCCAGAAAAAAAGGACCTTTAGGACATTTTGCAAAACTTCAACATTTGCTGCCCGCTTGGTTTCTTCGTTGGAAAAATATTCTGTAATCGTAATTTCTGTTTTCATTTGGATTCATTCTCCTTTTCAAAGTGTTCTAGTGACTTATATGGCTTGAATTTCACAACGTAGTCGCCGTTAATATTCTCCCCAACCACCCGCATCCCTGCCACGGCCATCAAGAGCGAGGCAAGGCCAAAAGACTCGTCCATCAGTTCATCTATGTCCGAGTCGCTCATTGGCTGACCGTCGGGCATGAACAGGAAAAAAATAACCCTAGTTATTCTTCCAAGAATCTCCATATTTATTGACTTAAGGTCATCTCCCTTAATGTCAATAATTGTATCGAATTTACTTTTTCCCGACATGGCATGAATCTACACCAATTCCGTTGCTCGGTCAACCCTTCTCTCCTCCCACAAGTTAACTAGGTGTTAGAATTTGATGAAGCATTTATTTGCAAAATCGCTTTATCACGGGAGTGACGATGATTGTCTCAGTTAATGATGTCAAGGTATATATGGATATCAAGCTGTCGGCACGTCAGGAAGATGCCGCCGTCATGGTCCTCGCCGGTCTTCAAAGCGAGCTCGAATCATTCCTACGTCGCCCGATAGAGGTCGGCGAATATGTAGAAGAGCACCGTCTGGACTCCAATCACAATGGCACCCCAATGGGGACATTTTTAACAGCAGACAACACCAGTTATAATTCTTCTTTCACTAAAGGTTCATACACCGACATAGTTGCGTGGGCGACACCGCCACCCGCTATTTACTTTAGAAATACCCCAATTGCTTCAATATCAGAGGTTAAGGTAAAGCCACTTTTTGGCACGGAAAGAGTACTTATTGAAGATACCGACTACGTTACGCGAACATACGGGATTGATTACTACCACGGATATTCGGATGACCTAATAACCATTACGTATACCGCTGGATTGGATGGTCCATCAATACCCGTCTTCAAGCTAATGATACTTAGAGCAGCATCACGTGAAATGCAAAACATGCACGATGACGTGGTTGGAGTCAAAGACATCACAACAAGAAATACCGGTCCGCTTGTTACGGGCTTCCTTGATTCGGAACTTTCTTCATTGCGCAAATACCGTCGCGTTCGGGCTTAATTATGTCCAGAAGCGGCATAGTAGTTTATATTGGAGATACTGATTTCCACGGCGAGGACGCAAAGGACCGCTTAGGAAACATGAAAGACAGGGCTAAATCAATGCGGCCTGTTTTGAATTGGGCTAAGGGTTATTTAGAAAGAGCATATTCTAAGAATTTCACCACCATGGGTGCCCTTTCCGCCAAGGCGATGCTCAAGGGTGCATGGCCACCACTTGATGAAGAGTATGAGTCGTGGAAGTTCCGTAACGCACCTGGGGCTCCGCCCTTGGTATTAACTGGAAAGCTGTTTCGCAGCGTTGCCGGCATTGGGTCTAGCCCCAAGAACTCAATTAGTGACATGGAAGCAACTTTTGTGGTTGATAGCCCAATTGCAAAATTTCATCAGTATGGAACCCAGGACATGCCTGCTCGCAAGATACTGTTCGTTCCCAATAGTTTTGACAAAGACATTAATAAAAAAGCAACGCAGTACATCGTCCAGGGGAGCAAGCTGGCATGACCTACTTAATGAATGGCTCGCATTTTGCTAAAAAATATGTCAATGACTATTTGACCGCCGACCTTCCGATTCGCCTCATTCGGTACAGAAACGGCTGGAACCTCGATAGCACAAAGCTTCCGGACCCCGGTCAGTACATAGGTTACGAGCCAATGGCGATAGATGAATGGCCCTCGGTTATTACCGTCGCGCTCTCCATGAATGGACTTGAAAGAATAGGTTACGACCAAACCGACCCTCTTTATCGCGTCAGCTACTCCATGCGGACCTATCTATGGGTGCGAGACGAAGGAAACGAAGCAACAACTTTAATGAGAGATAGATTGACGACGGTAACTAGGAGCGCCCTTCTTGACTACCCTTGCCTCAAGGCCCACGACTCACGAACGTCTTTTAGGGCTCTTATCAGCGAAAATAGCTTCCGGGAAGAGTATTCAGACATAACCCTACTCAAGGGCGACCGAATGATGGCAGGGGCATACATTGCCTACACGCTAGAAATGGACGAGGTTGTCGCTCGAGAAGCATTGGGTGTTGTCTCAGAAGTAGAGGTCGAGACCACCCCTACTGGTGTTGGTCAGGAGATGCCGTCCCTTGATTACTGAAAATATTGTTTTAAAAGTTCAATTCATAGTTGCACAAAATAATAGAATCCCATCTGTACAATTGAAATCACAAACAGGATTCCCTATGCGAAACAGTGAGGTTCTATGCCTGGCGTAGTCATTTCAACTTCAGTTAGAACTGGTCCATCAACGGCAACGGTGCGCGAATCTTCGCAGCTGTTCATTGTTGGCAAAACAGAGCGTGGTCCATCGGACGAAGCCGTACTTGTCGAGAGTCTTAGTGACTTCGAAGACATTTTCGGTGGATTTCTGACGTCCTCGTACACCCACCCAACGGTGGAGACATTTTTCGAGGAAGGTGGAACGCGAGCTTTCATTGCGCGCGCCGTTGGTGCATCAGCAACAGTCGGCTCGTTGACTTTGAATGGTCCAGCCTCCGCCGCCGCAATTACGTTGACGGCAAATGGCGCAGGCGCTTGGAGCGCGGACGTCGGAGTTGCTGTAACGCACCCAACCGCAACAACCTTCAAAGTTGATATTTACTACGACGGCGTTTTGAAATACACAACTGGAAGCGTAACGACAGTATCACAGGCAGTCGGACGAATTAACCTAAGTGCGGTTGCTGCTCGCTATGTGACAGCAGCGGTTGCTTCTGGTGGTACGGCCCTGAAGCCGGTAGTACTTGCAGAAACGGCGTTGGGAACAGGCGACGACAACAATGACACCGTAACTTCTGCTGAATACATCGCTCAGCTTACGTTGTTCAATGACGCTCTCGGCTCGGGCGCTGTTGTTTGCCCAGAGGATAGCGGCGACACTGTGGCTGAAGCCCTCATCGACCACGCAAACGCAAATAGCAGAATCGCAATTTTGTTTGGAACAGAAGACGCAACTGCTACCGCCATGAAGGAAAAGGCACTCTCACTTCAAACGGGAGAAGGCTCAGAGCATGCGGCACTGTACCATCCGTGGGTTTTAGTTCCCACTAGCGTGCCTGGCATAGGACGATTCATTCCACCAGTTGGATATATCGCTGCAAAGCGCGCCGTTGCCCATAATGGGACCGGACCACATCTTCCAGCCGCAGGAATTGTTTCAGCGGCCAAGTTTGTGACCGGCATCAAGACTGACATTAGCAAGGTTGTCGGTGACGACCTTGACGAAGGCAACGTAAACGCAATTCGAGTGATTCAAAACACGATTCGCGTGTATGGAGCCCGTTCGCTCTCTTCCGATAACGACAACTTCCGCTATATCACGCAACAGGATGTTGTTAACTCAATCGTTACAGAGTGCTACCGGTCGCTTGAAGATGTGGTGTTCAGCTCAATCGATGGAAGAAACACCATTTTCGCTGACATCGAGTCACGCCTTGTGTCAATCCTGTCGGTAATGCGCAACCTCGGTGCTCTTTACCCAGCATTTGATGCCAACGGCCGTGAGCTAGATAACGGATACATCGTGAAGTGCGATTCCTCAATCAACCCAACCTCACAGTTGGCAAATGGTTTGGTGAAAGCCAGAGTCGGTGTCCGTGTCAGCAGCATTGGTGACAGAATTGAAATCGATATCGTAAAGTCTAACCTCACTTCAACAGTGGTTTAATCGAAGGAAGTAGCTAATGGCAAAAGTATCACAGAGACAAGTACTTGCAACAATAGTTCCAAGCACTTTCATTAACGGCAAGCAGCAGACCAACGTGCAGGTGAACCTTCCCAAGTGGGGTAATCTTCGCTTTGCCCAGGTGTCGGGTGGAGAAATCACCGCCTCTGTAGAAAAAATCTACGAAGGTGGCAGTGCTCGACCTACAGTTCTCTGCGCTCCATCTGAAATAGGCGACATTACACTGACGGCACACTACGACGACGATATGACCAGCGCCGATACTGCTGCTGGCATTGGCGCCAAGCTGCAGGGCCTGCGCAAATATGTAGGTACCGGTTACTACAACATTACGGTATCTGTTTATAGCTGCGACATCAAAGACCCCACAAACGACAGAATTTACTCCAATGCTTTGTTGGTGGGAATGACCGAACCAGAAGGTGACTCTTCTTCGGGTGCTCCGGCGACATTCGCCTTGACCTTTGCTATCTCGGACGTAAACGCACCAACTTTAAGCTAGTTGCATAGAGTCGGTTAATTATGTGATAGTTTTTGCTCTATGAGCGAAAATTCACTATACGTAACTGAAGAAGCCGACGACGGAAAAAGCAACAAGAAGTCAACTCATCGTGATTCCTTGTTGCCTGCCGCCAAGGAAGAGACCCAGCTTGAAAAGCTGAGAAACATTGTCAAGAAAAAGGTTGAGCGGTCCGTAGTCCACATTCAGGTGACAGAACGCCCGGGTGTAAGCCTCAAAGTGAGCCCCAATATCACTCAATCGCAGATGAAGAACTGGCGCAAAAATGCTGGTGAAGATTCAAGAAATGGACTTGACTCGCTCAAGTTTGCTTGTCTAGTTATCGGCCACACCACCATAGGTATCTGCATTGATGATGAAGAGATTTTTGACGAAAACGGCAATAATCTCAATTTTGCCCATCCTCAAATTCTCGAAATGACCGAGTCGATGAAGCCGGTTCCGGATGCAGTTCGGGCGATGTTTGGCGTTGACCCACATGTTGAATCCGCAGCTTTGGCAATCCTTGACTCCGCTGGATACTCAGACACGGTTGCTGCTGTGGACCCTACGAAGGAGTCTTCGACGAACTAGTTGAAGATTCCACACTTATATCTGCGGCAAGATTAGGCGAGTTATTTCACGTTAGTCCATTGGAATTAATGGACGTAGACGATAATGACTGGTTACTACTTCTTGCCTGTGCTAAAGTTATAAGTAACGACCGCGAAGAGCAAGAGCGCAAGCCGAAGACTTAGGGGTGGAGCCCCCATAGCTTGGCAGCCTTACACTCACGTGACTTAAAACTCACACGGAGTGCCAAATGGCTGATGAAATAGTTGATATTAAAATTAAGTTTGAGGCCCAAACTAGGGAGCTCACTAAAGCAATAGCTCAGCTTTCATTACTAGAAAAAAGAGTAAAAAAACTTTCCAGCGGCAGGGGCGAAGCTCTCGCTCAACAATCGGGTAGTAAACTAGCAAATACCACAAAAGGCTGGAAACGCAGTTTCGACGCCATAGATGCTGGCGCCAAAATGGCAGGAAAAGGGCTCACTAAGTTCCTCGGTATGGCTATCAAGGGTGTCGTTATAGAAATGGCAGCCCTTGGAGCTGCGATGATAGGAGTCCACGCACTATTTGCAGCTGGGCAATTACTTGTCAAAGCATATAGGGGGGCGATGCAAATGCTTTCTGCTGGTGCGGCGGGGGTAGTCGTCGCAATATCGGCAGCGAGCGCCGCTATCAGGGAGCAGCAGGCCGCCATTTATGCCTACAGAGGCAAGGGAGCCCCTGCATTTGGTTCAGCGATGAATCAGACAAGAATGGGCATGCGGAACCTACAGAGCGACGCAAGTCTGGCGACTCTCGGAGTCGAAGCACTCAACAAGGCTTACGGAACCATGTCCAAGTCGATGAATACCGCACAAATAAATAAAAGCGGTGCATCAATCAAGGCTTTGATGGACTTTGGTTCAGCGGGCCAAGACCCCGCAAAGGGCCTAGAACAAGTATCTATTGTTATCGAAAATCTTTCTAACAGTAAAAAGAGTATTTCTGACGTAATAACAGAAGCTAAAAAACTTGGCCCAGAAATGGAAAAAGCCCTAAAAGGGACAACCATAAAAACCAAGGAACAATTTAAAGAACTTCTGATGTCCGGGCAGTTGGCGGACAAAGGCGGTGTCGCTGGTCAGTTTGAAGCCGTAAACGGTACTTTAATCTCCCAGATGAAGGGCTACTTTAGTCGATTGCGTGGCGAGTTTGCTGATTTTGGCGACCAGTTCTTGGAGCCACTCAAGGCTTCATTTGAGAGGGTATTCGGGACAATACGCAGAGACTTGCAGCGCATAATGGGCGCTATTTCATATAGTTTTGGGGCGACGGGCATAATCGACGGCTTTGCTGGCGGAATAGAAAAAGCATCTAATTGGCTCGTGAAAATGATTCGCGAATACCTCCCTGGCGCGTTAGGCATGTTCGACAGAATTGGAGATTGGTTCTCTAAATTCAAGCGTGGTTGGGATATGGTCCTTGAGCAAACTCGCCCACTCATAGATGGCGCAAAGGTGCTTTATAAAGCTTTTACTCCAGTGTGGGAGGCAATTAAACGAGGTGCCGGAAACCTGACCTTATTCAAGGACCTTCTTGTTGAAAACAAAAATGAAGTTGCAGAATTCGGCGAACGTGTTGGGGAGCTCATCGATTCTTTATCAAAATTCTTCATGAATCTTAAAAAGATGTTCATGGATATGCTCCCCTTTTTGAGTGACTTAGTATCTGGACTAACAAGCGTCTTCAATATGATTTCCAAAATGTTTAGTGGTGGGGCTGGCGGAGGACTAGCTTCGGCCCTTGCACCATTGCTGGCATTCTCGATTATAGGTAAAAAAATGAGCGGCGTAAAGGGCCGTTTAATGCCAGGGGTTCAAACTGTCAAGACCATGAGCGTTAACGCTCAAAATGTTTCTATTGGTGGCAAAAATCTTGGTCCGGCTGGCCCAACGTCATCGCTGGCCTCAGGTCGTGGTGGGGGCGGCGGAGGGGCCCTTTCTAGCGGATATCCGGCGACGAGTCCAGTAATCATGCCTGGGTCGGTCACTGGTTCAAAATTCCGTGCTATTTCAAACGACCCGAACTCGAAGTTTTTTGGAAGCGCAAAAGCTGGTAGTCGACATCAGGTTGCTCTTAGCGGAATAGATGGCAGAATTGTAAAACGCAAAGAAATAGATAGCAGAATTGGCCGTGGGGTTGTATATGCGGCCACTGGAGCTCGCGCTAGAGACCCTTACGCGGACAGGGGTCAGATAACAAATCCAGACGGCACGACCAAGCCGGTCAATCCTAATGTCAACCTCCCACTGAGCGCAAAATTTAGGGCCACTCAATCTCTCAATGCCCGCTCAATGGATGAGCTGCGACAAATAGCTACACAAAAAGGGATTGTTGGTACTCAAATCGGCGGAGTAATGGGGGGTGGTCAGCAAGGACCAGGTGCACCCAGAATGAGTGATACTTTCGCCGATAGAAAACTACTAGTCAAAGCAATAATGGCGAAGAAAGGCTCGACCGCAGAATTCAAGAATGACGGTCGTACGGTAAGCATCGGGCAAGGTCTTGCCAACAGCGCAAAGCGTGGCGCGCTAAAGGCCGTAGGAGTCGCCGATAGGGGGCAATACCTCGCTAGACGTGGCTTTGGCGCCATTCGCGGCGGTTTCGCTCAGATGAACTCTGGGGCATGGGATGCAGAGAAGGGCGAGTACAAGGATTTAGGTACGGCACGTGGGGCTTTGCTAGCCAGAAGGGGCGAAAGCGATAAGCAAGGAGGCCTAAAGAAGCTTGGAGGAAGACTGTCTTATCGTCGCGATATGAACAGAATTTCACGAAATGATAGCAAATTTGGCGGAGGAGTAAAAAAGTTTAACAACAGTATGGGCGCGAAAATGGGCGTCGGTATGGGACTAGGACTGGCAAGCCAATACGCCCCTGAAGAAATGCAAGGAGCAATTGCGCTAGGCGGAATGGTTGCGCAAGTGAACCCCATGTTGGGTGCTGCCGTTGCAGGAATCGGCTCCGCGCTCAAGGCAACGTCAGTGAAGGCTGGAGCACTCGCTGGAGCAGCCGGTGGAGCAGCCGCAGGCGCAATGTTCGGACCTTATGGCGCGGCGATAGGTGCTGGAGTGGGCCTTCTTGTTGGAGGCATTATGGGTGCGGTGAATGCTGGTAAAGAGAAGTTAAAAAAGGCCAAAAAGATTATAGACGCCAGCATGGCTAGCTTCTTCATGATTGACCTCCAGAAAGCGGGTCGGCAGTTTCAGAGAAATGCAGAAACAGTAAAAGGTGGCGGAAGCCTCAAGGGCCGAGATGCCGCAATGGTGGGCCTGGGGACAAGCTTTGGAAAAACTTTAGGTCAGTTTAATAGGGATATTACGGCAGCCATTGCAGCTGGTGGCGGAAGTTACGAGAGTAATGGGAAAACAGAATTTAATGACGCCAAAGGCATACTCGACGAATACTTCAAAACAGATTCAGGTAAAAAATTAACATCAGAGGAGAGAGACGCTCTAAAAGCCAGAGCAACCAACTCTATCCGACATATCATGAAAACATCAGACCCGCTCATCGAAGCGCAGTTGTCGAGAATAGACAAACAAAACACCGAAAGAATCGGCGCATTATCACGAGCTACGGGTAAGAGCGGAGCAGAGCTAGAGCAGCTGGCAAAAACGCTTGGCGTCGACCTGTATGACCCAACAATAAAATACAACGACCTTCTTTTAAAGTTCTCAGGCTCCCTGAAAAAGACCGGAGCAGAATTAAACGACCTAATAGCTGATATTGTCCTTTCTGGCGCCAACGCCTTCAAGACGCAACGAGAGAAGGAAGAGGCAACATACGCTCTTGATTCAAATTTGAGGCAACTGGGCGACATAATGAGGGACCCTAGTACGACCGCTGACGAAAAAACAACCGCAATGCGTGCGCATATGGAGCCTGCATTTAATCAATTATTACAAGTTGCCGGTGGTGACGGCATCATGGCGTACCAAGGATTCATTGACCTTTTTGGCGGAAAGAATGCCGATGGGAAAATATTTGCTCCCGGTGCTGAGCTCGCTGGACAAGGCGAAACATTCGTAAATGACCCGATATATCAGGCGTCGGTGCGAGACATGGAAAAAGGAGCGGTAGGTGCAGCCTCGGAGCAACTTCGAACCATTCTGTCAAGCGAAGAGCATGGAAATCTGAAAATTGAAGAAGGGGTTTTGGAGTCGCAACTAACAACGCTACTTCAAAATAACCCAGAACAATTCCTTAAACTCTTAGGTGATATTAAGGACTATGATTTAACCTACGACGACAAAGATGGCTTACGTCAACGATTGCTAAATGCGCCCAAGGGCGGGGCAGGGGCGATTCCAACCGGAACATTAGGGTTGGAAAGCGCCTACAATCCGGCGCTCGGAGCCCAAAGCGCATTGTCTGGCTATGGGATGGGTGAGTTAGGTTTGGCAAAAGAAAACACGGTTGCATTGGACGACATTGCAACAGCGGCTACAAACATGGGCACCGCGGCGACAGGACTGGAAGAGGCAATCAAAATATTTAATACGAATATGGAAGGTTTCTTTACGGCTCCGCTAGGCGAAATGCCGGACTGGTGGAGGAACGGCCTAGTTATGAGCGACGATGGAAAGACCCTCGCTCCACCCGATACCTCTACCCCTCGCGGAGGCGCTATCGGAGATACTTCCACAAGCAAACTTTCTCAAACAATGAGCCGACATGCCGCCATGAATGGCCAGCTAACTGGCAAGAGAACAGTTACGTCTAGCTTGCGAAATTATGCTCTTGGTTCACCAAGTTCCGACCATGCCACTGGCTCGGCGTACGACCTTGTTGGTCAAAATCTTGGACAATACTCGAAGTTGGTTCATGCAAATGGTGGATTCGCAGAGTTCCACGGAAGTGCGGCAAACCGCCATCTACACGTCGTTCCCGGCCCTGGAGTCGGAGACACGTCAGTCGCGCGACCAATCTCATCCGCTACTAGCGGTGGAGGTAGTACTAACAACTACTACTCAATCGAGGTAAACGGCGGAAATAGCTCGCCAGAAGCTATAGCTCAGATGGTTATGGCAAAATTACAGGATAGGGAACGTTCAGAAAAGGAGCGTCGATAATGGCAGTAGGAAGCATTCACTATCAGACAGTGGGATACACGGACTCTAGTAATAGTAGTTTACGCAAAAACTATCCAATAAAAAAAAGATACAAGCAAATTACGAATACTCAATATCCAATTTTTCCAGCAGATTTTGTTTTAGTTTCGGATGACACATATTGGTTTCCCTTTCAGGGCGTGGCTGTGTCGGATTACGATTTCATTCCATATGAGGTAAGTGATGAATTTGGGTGGTCCGACGACCAAGAGGTTCGCGCAAAAGAGATATCTTATTCCAACCCCAGAACAGCAAAATATGACAGTGTCCCATCTGGGGAAAAAATCGTATGGGGTAATACAATATACGTAGCGACAACATACACTTTTGACTGGTATGAACTCGTCTCGGACCTATCCCTGAACCCATATAAGTCAACAAGAATAACGAAGTGGCGCAAGTTTGACGATACGGACAGCGTCAACTGGGTGCAGTACTGGTATCACCCACTTTTACGTAGATTTTTTCTCCTTGAAAATACGCCAACATTACAGGAACTGCCAGACTTCGACGAACCCTCACAGTCGCGCTGGAATGAATTTATCGGCGATGCAAAAGATATGAATCTTGAAAACTTTACATTTGCACAAATAAAGTTACTTCAATCTACGGGATTGTCTGCCAAGGCAGCAGAGGCCACCATTGCCTCCCTCACCAAGAAGGCAATATCGGGTTCTTCTATTAATCAATCATCCAGCGTCGTTTCTGGTGCACAAAATAGCAATGGTTACAGAGATGTACTTGGACAAAGAAGCAGGGCGACTGTCGTTACTTCCATGAATGTCGGGGCACGAGTGAGCAGCGGACAAGCCGCCATCGCCACCACAGCCCCCGAAAACCTTCCTACGATGATTCAACGAACGGCCGATAATACAACTGCTCTTACGTATGAATTTACTTTAAAGCCCAATAATGTTTCTTATTCGAACATAGGCGTAACATGGACTGACATTGAAAGAGTTGCGAACTTCCCTCTTGTCGATTACAAAAACAACAAACTTATGAAAATATCGTTTGAATTTGTCGTCGACAGTCAACCTTCTTACGTGTCAAGTCTTTATGATTCTTGCGAACATAAACTCAGGTTGCTTAAACAAATGGCAGAAACACCAGAGTTGGTCGTATTTACTAATTTCGATTCACTATTTAGCGGAATAACAAATAGTTCTACTGTCAAATATCGCCAGTGGGCGATTGCCGAGATGTCATTCAACTCAATACAAAGGACCCCTGGCGGCTCGAGCTCTAGTGACAGCGCTCAAGGCAGCATTAGTAGAGCAACAGTGAGTATAACAATTCAAGAAGTAAGGATGAATGAGGACCAATTAATATTTATGCCACTACTCAAGAAAGACCCCATCATCCCAACGCCCCCGCCTCGGAAACCTACCGACTTAGAGCTATGCATTCGAAGAGCTACCGACGAACTTGGCAAAGGCTTTAAAATTCCACCTTCGGCCTGTAAGGGAAGCCAGGTTAACTGGTCTGCGCTCTATCCCATAGTCTTCTTGTAACATGAACACGCCAGATACAATATTTGCCCCTCAGACGGCCACAGATGAATACGGCAGAATATCTAGGTCGCCGGACAGGTATAAACGCAAAATAATTATTGCAAGTCTTTCGGATAAAGCTTACGACGACGTATCGTCACGAGTAACTAGAGCAAGTATTAATTATTCAATTTCTATGGCATCTGAATTATCTTTTGATGTCATAGATGTTGATTTGCAGATGGCTAAAAAGAATTACTTCATACTTGGGCGCGACGTCATTTACGAGACACAAACGCTTGGCCAGATTAACGCACGCACAGGGGGCATTAAGCCGATACAACAGCTTTTTGAAATATCCGATGTAAGCGTATCTCAGGGTCCGGGTGGAAGCGCCGTGTACTCATTGAAGTGCTATTCCAAGGCCATACAGCAAATGAAACGAGACAAGCAGCCTGGCTCAATACCGGGAAGCGGTAGTCAATATATTATTAATGCTGCAAAAAAATATGGATTAGATTTTTATTGCGAGCAAACGGCCAAAGGAAAAGGCACGACCAAGGCAAGCGGCTCGAAACAAACCGAATCCCTATGGGATGTCATGACAAGAATGGCTGGTGACGCAAAGTTTGTTTTGTTTGAAGTGGACGGAATTCTAGTATTTGCTTCTGAGAAATATTTACTAAGTAAGTGGGGGACAAGTACAACTACGGTAGACCTTTCAGGATTTGACCCAAAGGCCAAGAAAACAAAAAGCACACCATTCACCCTGAGATTCATACCGCTCCAGTGGCCAAATAGCGGACCGGATTACGTCGGGAAATCGGGGTATTTTAGACTGATGGAACGGCCAACCATTACAAAAAAAGCCAACGACCCGTATGCGGCAGAAGGCAGTTGCTCGGTCGAGCGTTTCAACGGCACACAAATACGGCCAGGAATGACCGCCTATGTTGGCAATGTGCCTGACATGTCTGGGTATTACATTGTTGAATCTGTGTCATTTAACGAAATGACGCCAGACCCCGTGTCTGTAGGTTTCAGAACATTGACACGTGACGAAGAAAAAGAAAAAATTGAGCTACTGCCGATTGGCGTCACTTATCAGCAAACATTTATAGCAGGAGAAAAAATAAAGACGACTGCTGAGCAAAATGCAATATTAAACATGCCGGAAATAAAATTCTCCTTTGCTGATAAAAGAATTACTGGAGCAAATTTGCCCGATGCGAACAATGTGTATAGATATCCAGAAATGCCTTACGCGAACATATCTAGAACGTACGCAGCGGAAAAAGGGCCGATGCCAGCAAGCACCAATGATTATAATTCGCTAATAATTACGGGAAATCTTGACCTTTATAATCGCCCTATTTTTGTGGTAAGAAACAAGAAAAATGAAGTAATCGAGTGGCGAACCATTCATTCCATAACGCATGTTGTTCAGGCTGGCTCAGAGTATAGGGCCATTCTTTTGCCGAGTGTTTTTACCCAAAATGGCACTTCGGTCATGAAGACAAACGACGAAATCATAGCTAGGTACAACGCTGATGGTGGATTTGCAGGCGCGGCCAAACATTTGGGTGTTTTGCGCGGGAACACATTTGAAGACGCCGTCAGAAACGCTCGCGACTATGGACACCTATTGAGTATTCAGTCAGCGTGGGTATTGCTGATAAAGACACCCAATTTTAATGAAAAGAAACTAGTCAATACTCCAGGCGGTTCCGATAGTAATTGGTAAGTAGCAATGGCTAATCCATTCAAAATAGTAAGGTTATTAATATGCGTCCAGATATAGTCAGCAGGAACAAATCATCGTCCCACCCGCTTGTCCCGGGTAGGTTCTATACTGGCATAGTTAAGTCCGTGGACGCAAAAGGTTTCGTGTCGGTCAGAGTCATGGAGCTCGGCTCAACTTTCGAGAAAGTAATGCCACTAAACACAACCCCTAATTCGCACTTTTCGGTCGGGGATTCCGTGAAGTGTGGTTTTTCTGATGAATTCTTTACAGAGCTAATCGTATACGGCTCGGCCGGAGTCCGCTCCGACAAGCACCCAACGATTGCTCAATACGATGCCCTACTTGAATCTATAAGCAACAACCCCGGACCTACCGGACCTACTGGGCCCGCCGGACCCACTGGACTAGCTGGACCAACTGGCCTGACTGGGGCAACAGGACCAACGGGCAATACGGGCGCAACAGGACCAACGGGCAATACGGGCGCAACAGGACCAACGGGCAATACGGGCGCAACAGGACCAACTGGAGCTGCTCCAACATTTACATACAAGGTCGGCGATACTGGACCAGGTGGGGGGATAATCTTCTTTGTTGACAGATATGACGAGTACGACGGATTCACATACCTTGAAGTAGCCCCAGTCTCTACCCAAGTACAGAGAGGCTGGGCACCATCAAGTCCCGTAAACTATCAGAGCATAGCAGTTACCGGTGCGGACTCAAAAGCATTGGGCGCTGGCTATCAAAACACCATTGACATGGTTGCCCAAGGGCATACAAATCCAGCAACTTCTGCTGCAAAATACTGTGATGATTTGGTTTCTGGCGGTCAGTCGGACTGGTATCTCGGGAGTATCGCAGAGATGAAAACTATCTATGGGGTTCTATATCTTCAACTAGGTGTTGGTGATTTTGTGGCTGACTACTATTGGACTTCTTCTGAGTTCAGCGCCACCTCTGCGTGGAACCAGAACTTCTTCTACGGCAATGAGGGCCTCTACACCAAGAACAGCGCAATCTATGTCCGTCCCGTGCGGAGATTCTCATGAAAACTATTTGTTTGATAGTACCAAAAATTGCTGAGCATCTTGTTCGGGTAATTGAAAAGTTTAAAGACAGGATTGAATATGCAAGCAATTAAATTCCCAATTAAATTTGATTCTACTGGCCTAGCAAAACTAGATGAAGCAACGACGGATTACTATTCGCAGTTGCTTTCAGTGTCTATGCTCACCGAGCCTGGAACCCACCCCATGAGCCCCCAATTTGGGGCATATGACCCATCATTCCGTTTGATAAATAAAAGCATATTTGTCCTTAACGCTTCCCAGTTTGTTCCAGAAGTAATAATAACAAATATAGAAATACTTGACCAAGAATCAGTAAACGGCTCTAGCAAAGTTTCCGTTTCATTTGAATTAGATATATAGAGGAAGGCTGCACAAAATGCCGGTAGATTTTTCAGAATACATTAACTTAGCAATCTTTGACAAAGAGCCAGGTGATATTTACACTGACGCCATCGAACTAGGGCGTCTAACTATGCCCGACTTCAATCTGCGCGTTGGGACTCCAGAAGACGCGATTTTTCAAGCCGCAGCATATATTAGCGCCCTAAACATAAATGCAATTAATCGCTTGCCAGACAGACTTATGGCCGGAATAGTCACAATGCTTGGGTATCAGCGTCAAGAAGCGACCCCTGCAGAAGTAAATGTCGAAATCACACTAGGTTCCTATAGTGGAGGAACCATCCCTGCTGGAACGACTTTTTCGTACGACGCACTTTTTGAAGACGAGGCCCAACAGTACGCATTTGTGTTGCTTTTTGGGCCTCGT